TGATTCGTCTAGCTGCGACAAATCACCCTCTTCTTCATCCTCCAGTTTATTCCTCTCTACATCAATCTCCTTCAACAACTCAGGCAACATCTGGTCATCCAGCAAGATTTGCGAGAACGCGGTTCCGCCACGAATCGCCTGACCCATCATGATATTTGCGGATACACCTGTCACTGGGTCTACCTCCCCAAACAGCGCAGCCTTCAACAGAATCTTCTCCGTTTCCTCAAAGGATGCCTTCGCCAGCGTACCAATATCATTCTTGTTGATGCCATAACGGTCAATTGACATCAGACGACCAAATCGTGTCATCACATCGCATAGCAAACACAAGTGTCGATAGTTTACACCCACACTCTCGAACAGACCATTGATTTCATTAAACAGAATCGCACGGGTCGCCTCAATTCCAAGCACCTCGTATACATCCCATACGTTGGTCGAATACAGCTTCGTGCCATCCACCGCAGGGTGATTCATGACCTTGATGAAGTTCGAGCCATCTGTATCCAGCACAAACTGCTCCACTTGCTCATACTTACCGTCCTTCATCTCCACATACTGCTTGTCATTGCGAAAGGTAACCGCCTTAATGCCTGGCAATCCACGAATCACAATGCTGTTCAGCAATTTGTTCTGAAACTTCTTCAGATTTGTGAAATCATCCAGCTGAGACGACGTGTCACGATCCTTGTCCGACTTATTAGGAATACGAATGCGCATGACCAACTTGCTCGAATTGTAATCGCTGTACACCACATTGATGTCCTCGCTACTGAACTGTGTCTTAATCACGGATACGACCTCCTGAATCGAGATGTTACGATTAAACATCTCCTCACGATTGAGTTCCAAACGAAGCACCCACTTCGACAGCGACTCCTTATCTACCTCATCGTCGTCCAGCAAGCCCTGCTCAAACAACTGGTAGAACTTCATCATCTCCTTATCATCCTCCACTACAGTGGTCTCATCCTTCTCATCCCAGTAAATCGCCACCTTATCTGTGATGTTACGTAGGACGGTCAGCTCCAAGTCCTGTACCACCTCACGCGCCTTCTCTTTGTTGCTGCGATACTCTGGCTTCATGTAAATCGTCAGCGATGTTGCCTTTGGATTCTGCGTCACCTTCAGCAACTCACGCAGACGAGGCACACCTCGTGTCACCGCTGACTTGCTCGCCACACCGGCTTGATGAAACGTATTTAGAGTCATCTGTGTCGCCGGCTCACCAATCGACTGAGCCGCTACGATGCCTACCTGCTCACCTGGCTGAATCCACGACTTCATGTGACCCACCACAATGATCTCCATCAGGACTTCAAACGCATCCTTCGTAAAGCGCTCTTCAATAATCAGCTTGTGTGGAGACAGGTGGAAGCGCAACAGCGCGCACCAAATCTTGTGATGCGGATGCGTGCGCTCCATCACCTTACGAATGCCATCCAATACCATCTTCGGCGTCAAATCCGTCTTCTCCTCCTTGTTCAGCGCAAATCGGTTCTTGATGTTCAGAATCCAACGTGCCAGATTCACAGGGGCAAACACACTGCCACCATCCAGCGACTTCTTCTGATACACCTCCTCTACCATCATGAACTGGTCATGAATCAGCTCCTCGACATACTCCGCCAAGAGACCCGCATCATTATCACGAACCACACCGTCGTTCAGAATCGTGCTCCAATCGACATTGCGCATACCGAACTCCGTTTGAATCGCCTCATGCGATAACTTACCAATCGGATAGCTCTGAATCTCAATCTTCACGGGATTGATGCCGTCCTCACCATAGTGGAATTGGATAATATTGTTGTTTGGGTCGCGCACCGTTCCGTCATGTTGAACCGTGAGGTCCTCCATCGACTTGATGAGCTGACGCTGAATGTATCCTGTATCGGCTGTCTTAACCGCCGTATCAATCAGACCCTCACGACCCGACATCGCGTGAAAGAAGAACTGCTGCGGAGTCAGACCACGAATGAACGAAGACTCAATGAATCCACGTGCCTCCGAACTGTCGTCGTATTTCTTGTAATGTGGAAGCGTGCGGTCCGTAAATCCATAAGGTACACGCTTGCCCTCAATGGCCTGCTGACCTAAACACGCCATCATCTGCGCCACGTTCAGGGGCTCACCCTTCGAGCCCGAACGGACCATGGCCAACAAACGGTTCTCGCTCGACAGGGACTGCTGACCTGTCGAACCCGCATCTGACGTCGCCTGGTTGAGAATGCCAAAGATTTGGTCCTCAAACTCCTGTTGATTAGTTTTTCCTGTATTATTGTCAAACAAGTCCAAGTGAACCTGAAGAATCACCTGCTCGACCTGCTTCTTACGCTCCTGAATCTTCTCGCGAATCGTATTATTCGTTTCCTCATCGGCAATCAAATCGCTGATGCCCACGCTGAATCCGTTCAGCACAAGGAAGTTTTCGACTGTATTCTGTAGCGCATCCAGCAAGTCTACTGTCTCCTTCGGACCATGGTCATTGTACGTCACATGAATGATTCCCTTCGACGGTTTCATGTAAATGTCACCATCCACCACACCCTGCGTGATATCGCCTTGAACAATCTTCACATAGTTAATGGAATCGTTGTTGTCTCCTTTGTCTTTGTCAAATGATTTGTTGGACATTTCAATGTTAATCGGAGGCATCAGTGCTCCCAGTACCTGTTGACCCGTCCAGCGGGTACCCTCCTGAGCACGTGCCGTCGGCATCGTACCATCAAATCGCTTGTTCCACATCATCAAGTTCATGAACTCGCGGCGAGTAAACTCAATGCCTGGCTGGGTCAAACGATAGGAACCCACCAGCGTATCCTGGTACACACCAATCATCGGCTTAGCGTGACGTGGCGTAATAATATGGTGCGGCACCGCCGCGATTTCTTCTAATTCTACTGTTGCCTCATAGCTCTGAGGGATATGCGCGTTCATTTCGTCTCCATCAAACGTTACTACCCTTACCTTTCGGAAAGGGACTAGAATACACCTTAAGCCTTCTAATACGGATTTACCGTAGTCGAAAACCGACCCACATCTACTCGTTGCACAGCATGCGTAGCATCGTATTACCGATACGTTAGCACTTGGCTCAGGATTGCCCATTGTTTACCTTTCGCTAAGGCTCACATCTCATGACGTTGTTACGATATCCTTGCGGTCATTATCCGCGGCCCCACCCTCTTTTCAAAGAGTGGTTCGTAGTCATAAGCTTTAGGGGTTTCCCTGAATTTGAGGGTCTCGCATCTTGGGCATTTGCCCTTGATACTAGATGATTATATTACAGATTATCATGGAGAGTGATAACCCATAGTTGTACTTACACTGTTTTCCCTGATAGATGGTACAACACCCTATCAAGCAGTCACCTGTTGCCGACATTGAATGGAATCATGTAGCATATTTTCAGATATAGTTAATTCAGTCACGAATTGTTTAGCAATCTCATAGGCATCTTCTTTTGAAACTGTCTTTCCTCCGAAGCAAATCCGTTTATGTTCCTTGCTCAATTTCATCTCACTTGTTCCAATATAGACCGCAATCAAATTGGATGCACTTGTGATACGAACCGAGGTAATTTCTTTATCCTTGAACTCTTCCAGCTTTGAAGCGTACTTCTCAGATAGCACTGTACTACTCGCAGTGGATGTAGTATAAGGACACTGTAATTGTTCAAGAAACTGCGTTACTTCTTGAATTGTATCCTCGTAGGTACCATCTCCTTTTTGTCCAAACGTTAATCGTTCTTGCGTATCATCATTCAATGTAAGGTACACGTATGCCAATTTCAGTTCACCATTCTTTCGAATGGGAGAGATGATGGCCGACCTCACTTTGCCTTCGTAGAATACATGAAGATTCGATGTTTCTCGATGACGGTTTCGTGAATGTGATGCTACATTGTATCCATTTGGATACGTGGTATTGCGTTCGGAGATGTACTGTGCTTCTCTTTCATCAAGGGTTTCTAGAGGTCCTTCTTCCAGAACTTCTACTTTGAAATCATCTCGTCCATACTGCTTTATGGCTTGACACAAGGGAGTCTCTCGAGACTTTGAACTTGCGACATGGTCGTTCCAACGACCCGATGCTCCATAGTTGTATGGCTTGCCTTGTTTGTATTTATATTGTGTAGCTTGGCCAATATAGGCCATCTTCGTTGACTGACAAATAATCTGATAAATTACGCCGGACATCTTTCTATCTCTCTATGATGTCTATGCTTTATATTCCCGATGTCCATCGGCATTGTAAGGACGAGTACAGAGAACATTCATGCGGAACGTCTTGTACGGCAGCACCTTCACTCGATGACCCATCATCGACATTTTGTGTAGAGTCGGTTGACGATTGAACAACAGAATGTCCTTGTCCAACAAGTGGCGGTTGACCACATCTCCGTTGTACAAGACAATCTCCTTCGTGTTCACGTGTTTCAGCGAAATCATACGACCGTCCTTGCGCACAATCGTCTTCGCACCCGGCCACTTGTCGGGTCCATTCTGAATCAGCTTGTAGAGCATGTCCAAGTTGTACGGCGTCACACGCTCGGGTTTTGTCAAGTTCATCGCAATCTCCAGCGGAACACCGATTTCCGCTACACTCAAGTTCGGATCCGGCGTAATGACCGAACGAGCCGAGAACTCCACACGCTTGCCC